GTCCGCAATTCTCGTCTTCGGCATAGTTTCCTCACTTCACCCCTGCCTCGGCCTTGAGTCTGGCAGCGGAGTCAGGGTCCTTGCGAAGGAGTTCTCCCTGTTTTGTCAGGTTGAAGGTCTCCTTCTTCCATGGGTTCTCCTGCGCCTGCGGGGGCTTCCCGGTACCTTCCGGCATCCTTCCCTTCAGATCGACCCCGAACAGGAAGGGGTCGCTCTTCTTGAGCGCCGCGACCTGCTCGTCGAACCCGAGCAGATTCTCCCCGTCGAGTGAGATCTTCGACGCATCCAGCAGCGCCACCACCGCCTTGACATTCCGGGCGTCGGCTTTGGCAACCGCCCGCTCGACCGCGAAGGCGAACCGCTGATCCTTGAGCTGCTTCTCGTAGTCCTCCGTGGCCTGCTTGTTCTTGGCCTGGAGATCGGCGATCTGCGCTTTCAGGACCTCGTTGTCCTTTGCCCCGGTTTTCAGGCCCGCGAGCTGGGAGTCCCGCTCTTCGACCTGCTCTTTGTAGCGATTCCGCTCGGCAATCACTTCGTCGAGGCGGCGTTTCGGGACCATCGGATCGTTGGAGTCCACGACAGTGACCTCCGTGTCTCCGAGCTTTTCCTTGACCTGCTTGTAGAGGTCGTCCCCCAGTATGTCTTTCAGGGTTTTAGGCATCTGCTGGCTCCTTTCCGCTGTTTCGCTTTTTTACGTGGTCGCGCCCACGAAAACAGGCCCGATCACGCCTCGGGCATGGCGATACAGTAGAATAGGTTCCAGAATTGAAAAAGAGGGTTGATATAGACTATTTAGACTGTATAGACTGTTTAGACTACTTGCGCACCATCAATCGTCATCGAGATCATCTCGATCTCGGTGTTCCCTCCGCGAACGCTCTTCGCTGTGAAGATAGCATGCACATCGTATCCTCTCCCATCGGCCGTCCGGTATACCGTCCCCCCGATCCGGTAGACCCGGGTGTCATCGCCGATTTTCCCTGGAGTCCCGAACCGGAGGTCGTGGTCCTCGACATCCGGCAGGAGTTTGTACCCGATGTGCTGCTCGGCGTACTTGACTGTGTCCTCCTTCACCCACTGTTCTTCGGCATATGTCGACGTGCAGCCGGCGGCCATCGTGATTGCCAGCAGCAGGGGCAGTATGATCAATGCGGTCTTCTTCATGGCCCAACCTCAATGACCATTACGCACCGGCAGTTTATATCGTCTTCGGCCGTTCCTAGAGCCCCGGGATGCGGTCCGGTCCCGCCGGTGAGGTCGTTCACGAAATCCTCGTTGAAGGGGATGGCATTCCCCTTGCCGTACTTCCGGCCCATATGGCGATGCCCGGAGCGCACCCGCTCGTCGTCGCTGTCCTTCCACCACTTCCTGACCTCGATCCCCTGGTCGGCAGCACGATCAAGCGACGCCTTTTTCCCTGCCTCCATGCACCGGTGCCCCTCGGTCCGGACGATGCGGGTCGCCTTGCCGGCATCGATCTCCAGCGAGTTCTGGAGCCGGCCGGCGATGTCCCGGTAGCGGTCACCTCTGACCAGCCCCCGGGTCATCTCCTGCCGGATTGTGGTGATCGTCTCGTAGCGCCGGACCGCTAGCCGCTCGTTCAGGGTGAGCCCGCTGATGGGGTTCTGCAGGATCTCGCTGACGATCTCAGGTTTCAGAATCGCTCTGATCTTGCGGCCGGCAGCCACCTCCAGCGCCCCCCGGGAGCCCTCGAAGGAGGTAGTGACGGTCTTCCGGAGCCCGGTCCGGATCTCGCCCGCGACGAGCCCGGAGTACTTCCGGGTGATCTCCTCGATATCTGCGTTCAGGATGTCGATACGCCCATACCGCACCATCTGCGAGTAGGTCAGGGTCCCATCGGCGAGCGAGTAGCGATCGTACGTCCGCTGGAGGACCGCCCGGATCTCTCGGAGCATCTGCCCGTACTGCCGGCCGACATCCTGCTCGGCAACCCGGGTTAGTCTGACCATCTGCTTGTCGAGCCTAAGAAACGCCTTTTCCATGGTCCTCGACCTTCACTGTGAACACTGTTGCAGAGACCTCGAATGAGGCATGACAGGCGCGACACTCACAGACGATCCCTGCGCCCTCGAGGGTCACCCCGTCGTCGGTGAGCGTTGAGTCTACCCAGTCATCGAGGAGCCAGAGCGCGGCGCTCCCGCACTCCGGGCAGACGATCTTCACGCACCCGCCTCCATCGCCCGACGGGTCAGCCAGGCATAGAACCGCTCATGCCAGAAGGGAACGTCAACCTCATCGCCGAACCAGCGCCACACTGCCCACAGGAGCCGCTGCCACGGGGTCTGCCAGGTGCCCGCGAGCGGGACCATATCATCGGCCGGCTGCCCGACCGCGTGCAGGACCTCATGCCAGATGCGCAGCACCAGGACGTTGTCGGAGTCGATCGGTCTGACCCGGACACTTGCCCGCATCGGGGCCGCGAGGCCCACCGCCCGTGCAGGGATCTCGTCGTCGAAGATGTAGACAGTGCCAGGACGGACCGGGAACGGGAAGCCCCGGTTGACCCCCTCGGTTTCGATAGTGACGTCCGGCGTCCCGGTGCAGGCTGAGAACTCGAACCAGGGAGGGATCCGGAGCAGGATGACCGGCAGGAGCCGGTCACGGAGTGCCTCGGTCTCAAACCAGAGGGTGAAGTGGGGCATGATTACTCTCCCGCTCCGGGCTGCTCGCCCTCACTCTCCTGCTCATCGCCCTCCTGCAGGTACCTGGAGAGATCTACCTTGCTCTCCTGCTCGGACTGCAGCCGCGTCAGCTCGGCCTGCGCGTCCTCAACCCAGGGGTGGTGGGCGACGATAGTCTCCTGCGAGATTATCCCCATGCTTGATTCTGCAATCTGCGAGAGTTCGAGGTCGTTGATGAGCAGGGACTTATTATACGTGATCTTCACGCTGCGCGGGTTAAAGGTGCCGACGCCCTTGAGGTCAAGGTACTTAGCAGCAAACCAGCAGAACTTCTTGATTGCGACAGAGAACCGGCGTGCCATGACGTTGCTTTTCAGGTCAAGGAGGGAGTAGAGGAACTTGAGCGCGATCCCGCTCGGCGCCGAGCCGAACGTGTCGGTCTTGACATTGACCCCCTGCCCGTGGATGAAGATGTTCTCCTCCACCCGGTTCAGGAACGAGGCGATCGCCGTGATCGCCGGAACCACGCTGAGGGTCTCGACGCCGGCGCCGGCTTCTGGGTCCACCTGGATCGCCCGATAATACCGGAGGTTCCGGACGAACTCCGTTAGGCTTTGCCCCCCATACCCCTTCAGGACAAAGATGAGTTTCTGGATGTCTGTGAGGTCGTTGGCAAGGTCGCTGATCACGAGGTCGTAGACATCGATCAGCTCCTTGTAATACTTGAGGTCGGCGAACCGCTCTTCGTTGTTCGCGAACTCGACGAACGGGACCCGACCCCATCCCATCGGGGTCCCGTTCAGGAAGAAATGGCCGTCCTCTGACTCGAGAGTATAGGCCCCGGCCTCCGTCTCGATGTAGGTCGAGACGCCCTCGGCGGTCCACCACTCCGCCCGGGTCTTCGTCTCCCCGCCGACCACAGCCGGGTAGTACCGG